CTGCTTCCGCCGCTGCTTCCGCCGCTGCTTCCGCCGCTGCTTCCGCCGCTGCTTCCGCCGCTGCTTCCGCCGCTGCTTCCGCCGCTGCCTTTATTTTTTGCTGCTGCGTCAGCAGCTCTCTTTGCTGCGGCGGCAGCTGCTCTTTCTTGATCAGCTCTTGCTTTATTTGCAGCGTTCACTTGTTGTTGGTAAGTAGAAGTACTATAATTATTATTCGTATTTACTGGCGTGGTATACCGACTTCCTCCCCCGACGCTGCTACCTATAGATCTGCTAAAATCTCTATAATATTGAGCTCCTTCCGGAATAGGAATTATATCTATAGACTTTAATTTATTTTTAAAAGATACAAATACATCTGATTTCGTTATATAAAATTCATCAGTTTTCTCGTATCTAACGATCTCATTATTTATTAAAGTAACATATACGCAATTATCTTTTCTGCTATCTATAATCCATTTTTTAAATTTTTTTGTATTGGCTTCTATTGCTCTCATCGCTTCTGCGACGCTATCAACAGCTAACTCCCAATTTTCTCCTAAATCTTCACCAAGTTTACCATGTAGTTTTATTTTAACCATAAACTGTTTCTCCAGTTTTATATTTATAAATTTTAAACATATTTTTATCAATAATATAAACGATTAAATCTAAAATTAAATGTTTTGCGCAATTTATATCTAGCGTAGAAAAACTTTCTTCAAATTCATGGCTATGATACATATATTTTATATTAAAATTATATTTTATATTAAGATAATCAATTGGGTCAATAATAAAATGATCTTTTTGATTTGATATATTTTTCACAGATATACATTCTAATATTTTATCTTTATTTTCAATGACAAATCCACAGCATTCTTTAGGAAAAGATTCTTTTGCGTGATTTATTATAAAATTCTTTAAATTTAAATCTAACATATTACGTCCTTCTATTTGCCCCAGGAAATCCTCCAAATGGTAAAAATCCATTTAGATATTGTCCAGTAATATCCTTCGGAAGACCCCAAGCCTTATCAGTAAATGGATTCATAACGTGTGGTCTTCTTGGCCATGATAAAGGATCTTCTGGACCCGTATATGCTAAAACATAATTAGTTAACATTAATCTTGTATATTCTCTATCCCAACCCCCACGATTTAACGGCCATAAGACTGGTCTAAAATATGGATTTAATTGCCATCTTTTTCTACAAGCCCAAATGCTTTTTGAGCAATGATCACTACCCCAGAAAATCTTATTAGGCGGAGCGTTAAATGCGTTAGATGTGTGTGCAGATAGACAAACGTAATAATATTTTATTCCCAATTTCTCTAAATATATGAATTCTCCTCTTGAATAAAGATTTCCTAATTGCCAAATACCACTATCACCAATCCTAAATTGGCCACTAAATTCAAGTTCAGTTAAACTTGTTCCAGCTACAGAATTAGTAGTCCTTATCCTCCAATTTCTATGAAAACCAACGCTGTGCCATCCAGAAGAATATGTTCCTGCTGGTCTACCATTAAGTACCCAATCTCTAGAAGCTCCAGATCGATCAATAACTGGATTCCAAGTAGCCCCTCCATTTGTAGAGTAGTCAACATTAAAATTATTGACTATTGCTGTCGAAGAATTAATTCTTACAGCTGTTATTTCTGCAGGATCAGTAAGAGCAACCGATATACTACATATCGCTGCGGCTGATGTTGCGCCAACCGCTGCGTAACTGCTATCTAGTAAATTAGCTTGACTAAAACTAGTAAAATTAGAATTTGTTAACGTTGGACTAGTTATTCTTGAATACCCTATACCGCTAAATCTAAAATTATCTCTCCATCCATTAGATAAACTGCCAGTGAAAACTTTCTCTAAGAAAACTTCATCATTATCTGTAGTTACTGGTGGGGCTTCTAAAGGAAGCAAAACATAGCTTTCTGGTACATTTTCGCATCCTCCATAAACTCCACTATGTTGATTTGTTTTCCTTTTATTATATTCGTAACAACAACCTTCTCCTCGATATTGAAAAGGACACTTTTCGGCTAAAAAAGTTCTTGCGGGTAGATTAACATTTTCTAGATCTAGTATAGAACTTAGCGAATATTCTATGCTAGTTTTATTTTCTACACTTTTTCTATCTATGTAGTAAATGTCTCTAGGTAATTCCATCTCAAAAAGTCTGCCATTAACGTTATATGGATTTTGATTATTTGTAAAATTACTGGGGTGTAAGTACTTTAAAAATGTTTTAATTCTAGTAAATTTACATCCCGCCAAATCTCCTAATGATTGTATTTGCATCCTTATGTATTTATAAAAAGAATTATTATCATCATCTGGGCTTATATTTGCAAGCACAAATCTTGGAGTCGGTAGTGTTCCTGCGGAATTTAAATCAAATCCTTCTGCTGCTATTGGAAATGGATAATAATGATTTCCTTGCCATATCACTCTTCCTCTAATTGCCGCAGAATTAAATATATTATAATCATTATATATTCTTAATACTCCATTACTTAAAGGTTGATTAATCGCTGTAATATTTTTGGCTTGAGGATATATTTCTCCAAAATCTATTTCATACAAGTATACTGGGGCTGATGGAGTTAAAGATGCTACTTCCTCATTAATTTGTTGAGTACCGGAAACTATAAGAGCGAATACATTTGACCCCTCTGAAGTATTTAATTCTATGGGTTCCCCTTCTCCTTCTCCTCCGAAAGGAGGTAGCCCAAGCGTAGGAGGTGGGTAAATTTGATCATTCATATTACGCAGAAACCTCTTCGAATGTTGCTCTTAATGTATAATTTTGATAAAAATTGTAAGAAACTTCCCAATTTGGGCAAATATATCTAGTGTTATAGTTTGAAGTTTTACCATAAACTGCGGGAGGATTATATATAAAAGATCTCTGGCCATTCATTTGTTGCAAAAAATGTACAATACTATTTATTTCATTTTCTTTTCTAGCTTCAAAATTTAATTGAAAAGTTAATAAATTAGTATTAAATCCGTCTGGTATTCTTTTTTGATACCCGTTACCAAATTGTACTTTAGCGATTCTTGGGTTCGATTGTACAACGGAAGTATAAGAGGCTTGCCAAAAGAAATCTGGTACATATCTAGAATTGATAACTATGTAGCCGTCCCAAAATGTACCCAAGCTAGAATCCGGAGTCTTATTTAAATTATTATCTCTTATAGAATAATAATATCTACCATTATCCCCAGAAGTAATTCCAAATCTTGGATACGTTACAGAGGGCCTCCATCCAGTTATTACATCATTAATGCTTGGCATACACCTTTTACCTTAATATTTATTACACCTTATAAGTGTAATATTACGTGATGTATAGCGAAAATTTTAATCAAAATCTGTATATTGACGGCAGATTAGTCTCTGGAATTTCTAGTTTAGATATTTCTTATAGAAGTAATACTAATTTAAGATATGAAATTGATTGCTCCGGCGTTAATGAGTTTACCTCTGGCCCAGTTCGTGCAGATTTATCTGTTAATTTTTACGGAAATGCGCATGATCCGTTTATTAATTATACAGGAAATAAAATATTCTCTGGGTCTATCCAGTATGGAGATAGGTATCTAAATTTTTATAGTGGGGCATTAAATAGATATAGTTTAAGCTATCAATACGGCAGTCCAATAGGCATAGGCGTAAAATGCACTGTTTATGGAGATATGGCTAGCCTTAATAATACTGGTAATTATACTTTAATTAAAAACTCTGGGCTTTTGCCTATCTATAATTTTAATTATTTAGACGTTAATTTTAATAATAACTTTAATAAAAATGATGTTACCTCCTTAGAGTTGGTAATTTCTACAGATAGAAATGATATATATGAAATTGGTCAATATTTGCCAAAAGATATTCAGTTAGTTTATCCTGTTTTATTAGGGTTAAATTTTAACTTTAAATTAGATGAATTTGATTTTCACGATATAAGAAAAAATATAAATACTGTGGACTATAACTCTTTGAGTTTAAGATTAAGAGATTTCTCTTCGACTGCAATAAAAAATATTTTTACATTTAATAATTTTATTTTAGATAACCAGTCTACGACTTTAGATTCTAATGAAGAAGGTATGGGCACATTAGGATTTGTAGGATTAATTTTATCTGGTGATAATTAATCTGTAAATAAATTAAATTTTTGTTCTCTTTCTTTGACCAAAGCGTCGTAATCAAACCTAAAACGATGCAAGAGATGAACTTGTTCTGAAAGTCGAGTGTCATTTTTTTGAAAAGGTAGAACGGAAAGATCATGCTTTTCTTCTTTATGAAAAGGGATTAATTTACACATTGGGGTGCCACCTGGAATTAGCAATCTACCTTCTTGCATATAAACCACCATGTTTACGATAACATGATTGATATAGGTTGGATCGTATACACCAGGAGTTATTGAAAAATCATTTTGATCACCGTAATAAACTGGTAACATATAAAAAGCTACGCCTCTAGGAGCTTTAACTTTCCACGGAAAACTCAACTTAATAATTAAAGGATATATTTTGCCTTTATCAAAGATTTCTGGGAATTGAGAAGAATGATGGTGAGATATTCTCGCGTAATTTCTTAATTCAGGACAGGTTTCTAAGCCTCGACCAAAGCCACAGTTTAATTCTTTCGAGCCTTGAGGATGTGTTTTAGGTAAATCTACAAAAAAATCTGACCACATTCTTATTGTAATACCTGAGTTAACTAAATCTTTTATTCCTGGGCATCGAACTACATCCCCAACGGCTGGATGAGATTTAAATGGACATTTTGCAACTTCTAATTGACTTTTATAAGCCTTTGCCCTTTCTTTATACCACTTTGGTAAAGGCAGTTCCGAAGATCCTATGGGGGGATACAAAACATCTGGATCTAAATTCTCGATCAAGCATTGAAATTCTATCTTTTTATTTTTTTTGAAAAGATTAAAGATTTTTTTCATTTTTTACTTTTTTTATCCTTTCTACTAATTCAAAAATTTTTAATTTTGGAATATCAGTAATTAAATTTATTTTTTCTGCCCCATCAAAATTTTCTTTAATTAATTTATTTTTAAGCTGTTCAAAAGATATGCTTTTATCTTTCATGACTTTTTCGAGTAAAGAATATGGAGAAGTTGGATTTTCTGTTGGGCCTGATTCTTCTAATAGTTTTACATCTCCAAGTTCTTCTTGGGATACAATATTAATTTTTAAAAAATTCCTAACGCATCTAACAAAAGCTCTATTTTCTGCTATTGCAGCCAAGAAATATTTTGCAAAACTTTTTGTATTAAAGTGCGAAGCGTCTGCCAAGGCTTCAAAAATAACTTCTCTATTGTCTGTTTCATAATTTGGAAGCCATGTAATTCTACAACTTGTGGCGAAATAGTTTTCGGATGCGGCAACTACTTTATATTCTACTTTAGAGTAGCCACGGATTTGGGCTAATTCTTTTATTCCTCCCAGAAGTATTAATAAATCTTTATCTTCTAATTTTGTAACATCTGATTCTTGTGTTTTTTGACGATTCGCTACAAGATACTCTTGTTTTACCATCTTTCTCCAATTTATAGTGCCATCATTATTAAATATATATTTAATATTCTTGTCTTCAATTAGCCCATATTTATTCTTTTTTAAAGTGACATTTGGTTTATTAAATAATTCGCCTTGAATATCTTCATCTTCAGAATAGTATCTTATATTTGGTTGAATAACCATTGATTCTGATATATTAGTTTCCATTTTTTTATTATATAATATATTTATATATTTGTCAATAAATTATTCAAATATTCTTATAAAATTTATGTCTTCTTCGCTAATGGAATTACTAAATTCAAAATCATCTGCGTCGTAAGGTTTATCTTTTAGAGCGTGATAATGCGTGGGATATACTTTATTATTATAAAAAGTTTTTTTATTTGATTTAAACTTTAGATTTTTACGACTTTTTATTTCATTTGATAAATCTTCATGACTTATTTTAATAATATTACCAAATTCCATATATTTGATTTTTAATTTATTTAAATGGACATCGTCCTCTTCTGAGGCTAAATCAAATTGTATTCCTAATTTTACAAATTCTTCAAAAAAGGTATGATCAAAACTAGATGATATAAAGAACGTAATTCTAACGATGTTTTCTTTGTAGAATTTCAAGAGATCTATTGGTAAAGCTTTATTAGTTATAATTGCAACTTTTGAAATATTTAATTGATGCTGTAATACTTCTAAATTAAATTCTTTATCCATCCTAACATTTATATGAGGAATATTTAAACTAGTAATATTAACCGGATGAGAAGGTATCATCTCCACGATTTGATTATTGTAATGTCTTCCCACGAAAAGAGTTTTTAGTTTTATATTAGACCTAATGTCTAAAAGATGCAAAACTTTATTAGCTATATCTTCTGGATTTATTAAATTTATAGTTTTTATAATTTCATTCTGGGTATAAGAAGGCTTCATGCCATTCCGATGACTTTCGATTAAGGCTTGCTTATCTTTATCGCCCCAATATGGCATAGAATGTTCTTTGTACATATTAGAATATAAACCAACAATATTGATATTATGATATCCCGCTAAATGTATAGGAAAACTATCTATGCCTAATAATAATTTCGCATGTTTAATTAAATAGCTTAATTGATTAAAATCTGTTTGGCCATTTGTAACGTAACAATCTCGGGTAAATAGCGTCTCTGTTTTATCTCCTATTTGGACAATCTTTATATCATTTTCAATTAAATATGGTTTTAAAAAATCTAAAACGTCTGACCAATAATCATAAGTTCTTGATTGAAATTTATTAGGTGCATGTAATATTATGTATTTTTCAAAAGGCAAAGGATAATACTTGCTGTATATGTAAGGCCTTTTAATTTTAACGCCACAACCAAGAGCATATTGTTCTAATATATGCATGTCCTAATCTTTTCCATAATGCTAAATTATATTATTATTTTATATCAAATTCAATTTTATCTTTAGCGTTATGCAGATAATTTAAAAATCTTTGAGTGCCTGCGTGGGGCATAAATGCTATATCAAAAAAACCAGGATGTGTTCCTGCCCCCTCCATAAGTAATAATTGATCCATCTCTGGCGTAAAAGGTAGAACTTTATGAATATATGGATTATTTATTAATATATCCAAATATTGATTTTTTGTTGCAACATATAGATCATGCTCTGGATAAATATTTTTTATTGATTCAAAAAGCGATGAAACCATAAAAACATCGCCTGCGCTCTCGGGTATAACAATTAAAATTCTTTTTGGATTTGAACTTAAAAGGCTACTAAAATCTATTTTTTTATTATTTGCATTTTCTTGTGCAGCTACTTTTCGAAAGTAGTTTTCGATATCTTCTCTTTTTGCTCCTCGGTTCAATTCATGCATCCAATATTTATAACCATTGTCATTTTCGTCTACATTCTTCATCTTAAGAATATTATGATACATAAATATTAACCAATCTTTATCATCATTTATGTTAGGTATAATGCAATCCGGATTTTTTTCGTTATCTGAACTAAGATCTATATTATCCCAATTGACCTTTGGCGAAGCGTCAATAAGATCTGTTATTTTTTTACCGATATTTTTAATTGAAAAATTTTCTATTGTCCAGTCCCTCGCAATTAGCCCCAGTTTTTCTCGTTTGTCTTTTGGCATTTTCCATACTTTATGAAGTTGTTTAGCGATTGACCCTGGCAAAGTCGAAGCTTTTCTGAATTCTGTGCCGTGTTCTCTGTACTCGGACCATTCTAATGGTAGGCTTTCTGCTTCTGGGGCGCATAAATCTTCTCCACAACTATAATTTGTAACTAAAGTTATCAAGCCTGCTAATTTTGCTTCTTGTATTGGAATCTCTTGCCCACCGCTTGTAAAAGGGTGACAGTAAACATCCATTATATTATATACTTCATTTAATTGATTTTCTGTTACTCCATAACCTACGCTTGTTGTAGCGCAACTTTTTTTAGCGCCGCAGGATGGGCAGTCTGGATTTGGCCCACAAAACCTAGAAATAAAAAATTCTTTACAGTTTTTACAGATATATGTTGTTAGAATTTCATTCAAATCAATCCCATATTCTTGAGCTAATTTTGGTATATTCCATCCTTCTTCCCAAGAAGTATGCAGAAGTAAAAATGTATTTTTTACTTCTGGATTTCTAGCTTTCCACAAAGCATATCCCTCTAATAAATTAGGGACACTTTTTCTTAATTGATTTCTAAAAACAAATCCAACGATAAATGCGTCTTGTGGAATATTATATTTTTTTCTTATTTCCATTTTTTTGGAAGAAGATAATGGGAAAAATAACTCGTCTTCTATTGCTCCACGAACAGTTTTTACATGATTAAAACCCATCGAATTTAAAGCTTTAGTAGCGAAATCACTCCAAATCCAATAATTTTTAACTTTTGGGGCTGCAGCGACAGCGCTATCTAATATGGGTAAAGAATCAAGGGTCGTCCAAATTACAGACGTTATCTTTTCAAACCAAGGCTTTTCTATAGCAAAATCTACTCCCCAAATATCTTGTATTGCAAAATATACATCTGGTTTTTCTTGTAAAATAATTTTATCTAAATTATAACCCCCATAGCTAGCTTGTCTTGCCACATTTGGATCTCTATTAATTGAATTAATTTCTTCTTGAGTATCTGGTAATGTGCCGAAAGACTTCCATGGAACTTTTTGTAATTCTGGATTTGACCATGTTATTCCACAACAATATTGGACAATATCATATTTTTCTAAACTATATAAATATTTAAGAATTGCTTTAGCGTTTCTTCCGAAACCAGTTTTGGCTAAGCAAAAGTCTGTTTGAATTAATATCTTCTTTTTTTGCATCACCAAATTTCGCCTTCTGCTTGATCAGAAGAAGATTTTTCTTTAACATTATTTTTTATTTTTTTTATTAGCTCGACTCTTTGAGAGTCAAAGGTAGCTTGCAAAGTATATAATAAAAATTCCTTAAGAAGCCTTGCTTCATTAAAATAAAACCCTATCAAAAAGGACTGCTTATTTTCAGAGTTCTCTTTATTCTCTTTATTTACAGAGAAAGAGAAGCCTACTTGCTTTTCTTCTTTTACATAAGGTAAGAGTTTAATTTTAGTAATTTGTTTATCTGAAGAATGATAAGCTGAAAACTCTACATTTTTTTCTAAAGATTCTAGAAGACCGGCCACTTCTACCAAAGAAAATTTAACCTTGGCGCTTTTTTGCGGATTATCTTTGTTGTCTATAAATGAACCTGTCTTAGTTTTTTCATTCCAAGAACTTTGTTTTATAAGCGAACACCAGATAGATTCATCCTTAGTATTTACGCTAAAACTACAAGCTGTACCGCTATTTTTACTATTAGGTTTATAAAATGATATCATATATGATAATACTAATCATTATTCGCTGTTTTGTCAATTATTTTCTTTAGATCATTTAATTTCATATATATTTCTTGATCTTGAATAGCCACTAGGTCTCCAAAAATACAATCATCTTTTTTTAGGCCTTTAACTATTACAATATTACCTTCTTCAAAGTTTCTATTATTTAATAATTTATTATTTTCTATATTATCATTGAATATTAAGGCGTTTATATATCCTGTTTCATCTGAAACCTTAAGCCTAACATATCTAGTTTTCTTTTCGCTTTTAGATACGCCGGAAAATATATCATCAATTTGACCGACAAATGCTATTTTATGGTTTAACGGAACATCTCTTATTTCTGAAATATGAATTAAATTTGCTCTCTTTTCTAGAAATATTTCTTTTAATGATTTATTATATGTATATCCTAATAGCTTTTTTTCATAATACCAATTTGCAAAACTTTCGCTTTTATTATTCTGATTATATATTTGCAAATATGGTTCATATTTTATTTTAATTGTCTTGAGCCTTTGGTCTTTTATTATCTTGTTATTCTTTTCATCCGTAAAAGTATTTAAATATTTAATTATTTTAATTAAATCGTAATCAAATTTTTCTGAGAAAGATATCGCATACTTTTTTTCTTTAATAGTAAGAATATTCCATAGTTGGGCTTCTAAAACTATTTTACTTCTTGATTGTTTAAACCCGCTCAATGCTCCCGCTTGAATCAACGCTGATAATGCTCCGATGTTTAGATCGGATTCTTCTGCAGCTTGAAATATTTCAAATTTATTAGAGTATTTGTTTCTAAAATTATTCAATTTTTCTATTGATTTATCGCTAATACCTTTAATTGAAAGTAGGCCGAACCTAATGTCGTTTTGCTGAATTGAAAAATCCATGTCGGATTTAATAATATGAGGAGGCAAAAGCTCAATATTAAACTCATGCATCTCTTTCTGAATTTTAGATATTTCGCCAATTGGATCTGGCTCATTTCTGCTCATTTTTAATAAAGATAAGAAAAATTCTTGTGGATAATTAAATTTAAGATAAATTGTAACTGCCGCTAAAGCTGCATAGGCAAGCGAATGAGATTTATTGAAAGAATAATTTGCTGAATCTTCTAAAATTTTCCATAGAATATCTCCGACTTCTTTTGGCAATTTATTTTCTTTTACTTTTGTTTCAATTTTTTTCTGCCAAGTTTTAATTTCGTCAGTCTTCTTTTTGCCTACGATCCTTCTTAAAATTTCTGCTTCATCCAAAGTAAAACCAATCTTATTTGCCATTTGCATAAGCTGCTCTTGATAAAGCGCTACACCGCCAGTTTGTTTTAGAATATCATCAAAGAATGGGTGTATACTCTCTGATTGTTGAAGATTTGTATGTGCTGCATATTTATCAACAAACTGTAAAGCGCCAGGTCTTGCAAGAGCTAATACTCCGCTTAACTCTTCTAAATTTTTAGGCTTTACCTTTTGGCAGACTTTAAAATTTGTATCTGCTTCTATTTGAAACAAACCATGAGGACTTCTTAGGTCTTGTAGGGCTCTATATATAGATGGATCATTAAGATCAATGTCTGATATTTTTATGTTTATTCTTTTGCACACATCGTCAACAACAGAGACACTTCTTAAGCCTAAGATATCTAATTTAATATTAAATAAAGAGACCCAATTCATATCAAAGCTGGAGACCGCCTCTTTATCTGAAGAGAGTTCTGTTGGGCAAACTTTTTCTAGGTCATCATAAGACAACAATACTCCAGAAGGATGGACTCCCTTATTTTTAATTAAATCTCTTAACTTTAAAGCTATTTCGTATGCTTCTTTATTATCATCACACCATTCTTTGAATTTGGGTATTTCTTCATACGCAGACGTAATGTCTTTTACTTGACCAAATATCTTAGGGATTAATGATGAGATTGTTGTCATTTCTTCTTCTGATTTTTCTGCAACAATTTTACCGCATTCTTTTATAAGAAGTTTTCCGCTAAGAGTATTTAAAGTTAATATTTTACTGGTTTTACCTTTGAATTTATTCTCAAGATATTCAAGAACTTTGTGTCTATTATAATAACATATATCAAGATCTACGTCGCACATTAAACTGCCATCCAGGTATGTTATCTTATTAATAACTTGCTTTTTAGCTCTAATCTTAGATATAAATCTTTCAAAATAAAGGTTGTATTTAACTGGGTCTATCCTTGTGACTCCAATTAAATATAATATTAATGATCCGGCCGCAGAACCTCTACCTAGCCCAACTGGGATATTGTTGGTTTTGCAGAAATTAATAACATCCCAAACCAGTAATATATAATCTATAAATCCTAACTCTTTTAAAGTTTCTAGTTCGTGCTTTGCTCGATCTGTATATTTTTTATATTCTGGTTGATTCTTATCTATTTTTAGTTCTTTAAATCCATTTAAAGATAAAGCTCTTAAAAACTCATAATTTGATACATCTTCACTTAGATTTAAATGTCTTTTTGCTGAACTATCAATATTAAATTCTGGCAATCTTACGCCGTGAAGCCCTAAGTCTATATCTTCGAACTTAGAAAAGAAAGATTTGTCTCCTGAATAATTAATCAAATTTGCCTTCATCGTCTATCCTATCTACTTCTTTTGTAAATTCTTTTAATCCTTCAGTTAAAATTTTCATTGAATTTCTGTCTTTTAAAGAATAGAAAACGTCGGCCTTTCCATTTTTTTTTCCTTTTTGAATAGTGATCAGGAGATATTCAATATTAGAATCATCTAATTTTTGAATCATATCATATATATCATCTAGCGAAGCCATATTATACCTCTATTTGCCACTTCAATTTATTCCATACTTTTAAATTTAAGTCAAGATCATTAATAGCGTCATGCAATTTTTCGTAATCATGATCTATACCATTTTCTTTGCCTAGAGTAGTTAAAGAGCTTTTTATATTTTTCTTTCTTGTATGGTAAATCTTGTACTGATATTCCGTTAAATTATCTAAAGGCTTGTAAGGCATATTATATTTTAATCCTCTAGCGACGGCATTTGTGTCTATAAATTTATGAATAAGATGTTTCCAGTTCCAGCCCATGAATCTATAATATTCTTTTATAAGATAAATATCAAACCCTAGGACATTATGCCCTACGATATAATCAGCATGATCAAGCCAATCTTTTATAGTAGGAAATATTTCTTTTGGATCGTGACCTTCTTTCTGAACTTTTTTATGATCATATCTTGTTATTCTTGCTGCGTCTTGACTAATTTTTAAATCTGTTTGCCATTTAAGATAAAAATTTTTCTCATCAACTTTTTTATCTCCTATTACTTTAATCATTGCTATTTGCCAAGGTAAATTATGGCAAAAATTTAAACATAAATTAAAAGTCTCGCAATCAATAAAAACTAAAGTCTTTTTCTTATCATATCTTAATAAGTGTTCGTCCATTATCTTGTCCTCATATAGCTTTCAAAAGAAAAATCATTGCTAGACATATGTTCTAGTTCTGGTTTGTTTAATATGCTTCTATTATTAATGCATCTAAATGTTAAGTAAGATTTGAAGTCTTTCTTTTTATTGTAGTATATGCTTTTGACTCTATAGACTTCTAAAGAATTTTCTTCTGCATATTTTTTTACTTTATTTTTAATAATATCCTCGAACGGTAAATCATTCTCTTCAATAAATATAATTGGTTTTGTAAATTCAAATTGAGGTATGCAAATCATATTTTTTAAAGTATTATTGAATATAAATGAATCATAAAATGGTATAGCTAAAATTAAATCCTCGTTCCAATTCTCTTTTAAAATCTTGTAATCAAGTCTAGGACCATAATAAAAACCAGATTTTGCAGCAATACTAAATAGTTTAGTTAATTTTTCATAGCCATTTTTGTTCTTAACAAATAGTATTATTTTTGATGTTTTTTGTATTGATTCTTCGTTCTTTTCGGTTATTGATTCGGTGATAGAAATTCTTAATCCATAATTTAATTTAATATTATTATTTTTTGTATTAGTATATGCCTCTAAAAAAGACGACATATTATCTTCTACAATAGATATTTCTTTTAATTTATGCTCTTTTGCTATTTGGATAATCGAGTCTGGATAATCATCGGATTGATCTTTGTCTTCTAGCGTAAGGATTGATCTGCCAAGAGAATAATGCGATTTAAATAAAGGTATCATCTGTGTAACAGTATAAAATAATTAAACTACTTTGTCAAGAACATTTTGTCTAAAATCTTTTCTGGTAATAATAAATACTCATCTTTTAGCATATTTTTGTATTTATTAACGATATATATCACAGCTTGTTCTTTAAATAAATTAATATATTTAATATTAAATTCTGTCCGTGATGTTTTTTCCCATTCTTTTGAAAGGCAAAATACTAAAAAAATAAATTCGTCTTCTGATAAAAGATTTAATTGATAATTGTAAATCATAATTCTCAATCTAAAAAATCATCTATTTTTTTATTTTTAACATTAAATTTTGGGCACCCAGAATATTTCCTTTTTTCAATATTAAATCCTTCGGTATTTTTAAAATTTCCATCTAAATTAGATTCTATAATCTCATTATCTTTATTTAATTTTACATAGTATTCATAAGGGTCTTTATATGGACATTTCCATCCTCCAGTTTGACACATCCATCTATTTTTTTCATTGTCTGCGGCGAAATTAGCTTCTGCAGATTTTTCATCAAATTTATTAATATAATCGTTAATATGCTCAAGATAATGCTCAAATCCCTTGATTTCATTTTCGTCAAATGATAGTTCTTGTATTGGTTGTTTTGGAAATCTTAGAAATAAAAATTTAACAATAGGTTTTAGCTTAGGCCATAGTTTTAAGCTCGCAAGGCTATACATCATGGCTTGAATATTAGCTTCAAAGTCATCACCTCTAAATTTATATTTGGAGCTCTTGTAATCAATTATATGCATTTCTTTTTTCTTTTTAATAGGCTTATCAATAAAGCCCTTAATATGATATTTAGGTTTATCATTCTTTATTTCGAATGGGTACTCTGGCTTGATTATTGTACCGCCTTCTCCAAAAAAGTCATGTTTTAGACCAACCATAATCATTTCGTCTAATATTTCAAAATTTGATTCACTTAGACCTACTTTGGTCTTTAATTTTTTAATAAGTCTTACTATAGATTTACTACCCCGAATAGAATTCTTTTTTATAATTTTTTTATAATTATGTTTGTGTCTTGGGTTTAAAAGTAATTCAAAGATCGTATGGCAAATCGTGCCTCTAAGGGCGCCATCATTTTGGGTCTGTGGAATCTTGCTATGATAGTTATTCCAATAGACCCAAGAGCAAGTTTCGAGAGTTTTAATTCTGGAAGCAGATAAAACTTTTAAAGATTGTTTTTCCATTGTAAAATTTCCTGTGCGTTCATTTCTCCAAAATCTTTTTTTATCGGCAAACTAATCTTTAGTTGTTTATGGTCAAAGTATCTTGTTAATTTATTATATATTTTTCGAGAAGACACGTTGCCGCATCCATATCCTTCTCCCTTATTTAAAAAGTCATTGTTTAATGATATATATATTTTATTTACGTCTATTTTTAGAAGATAGTTTAGAATTTTTAAATTCATATTAACACCAAATAGAACGATAGTATTTCTTATACCTGCCTGCCAAAGGGAAAGCATGTCGCCTATGCTCTCTATAATAAATACTTGTTTAGAATCTAAAATATATTTTTCATTTAAAAAAAGCGGGTATAAAAAATCGTTTTTTTCTCCTATATGTTTCCACCTTATCTTAGAAAGATTAGTCGTGTCTCTACCAGAAAATCCATTTATATTATTGTCAATATTAAATATAGGAAATACATATCTATTTTTCATTTTTCCGGCTTTAACTACTCCTCCCTTAAATTCTTTAAGAGTTTCATTTGTAATTCCTCTTTTATTCCAATAAGTTTGATCATCTGTCTCTAGATTTTTTAGGAGATCTAAATCAAATTTTTTTATTGATCTTAATAATGGTTTTGTTCGTTCTTGATGACTAGAAAAATTAAAATTTTTATCTTTAAGCCACTCTTTAGCTTTTTCTGGGCTCTCTAATTTTAAAGTCATGCCAACTAATGCGCTAAAATCTCCGCTTATATTCTCTTTAAAATCAAACCAGTGGCCGGAATCCTTATAGATTTTTAAAACTGTATCGTTGTCGCTATCTCTATACAAAGGTTTAGCTCTATATTCTTTGCCGTAATCTTTTAATTTATAGCCTAGATCTGTTAAGATTTGATAAATATTTATTTGGTCCATTCTAATGCCTCGCTAATTATTGGAAATTCTTTAACAAATATTTTTTTACATTTTTCAGCAATTTGTCGATGTTCTTTTTGAGTATTTTGTTCTGTTCTTAATTGGATATAATGAATCCAGCTTCTCAGGGTGCCTTTCATGTATAGTGTTGTTTGAGTATTCAATGGCAATACCATTCTTGCGACTTCTTTTGCTATGCCATTGTCGATCATTGTCTCGTAGCAATGTTGAGATATAGAGATTGATTCGGCTATTAAATGATTTATCTCTTCATAAGCTGGATGAGTAATGGGTATTAAATTTTCTCCAACCTGTCTATTTTTATTGCCTTGTAGTCTTAATTCTATATCTTCGTGCTCTGTAGCGTTGCTATATCTTTGGCTAAACTCTTGAAATGAAAATGATCTATGCCTTAAGATTTGAGTTGCGATAGCTCTACTAGTTTTAATCTCTACGCACATATCGACCATCTCGAATGGTGACCAATGTTTATGGTTTATTAAAAATTTTAATAATTTAGGCGCAGTATCTAAATTTAATTGATTAGAAGGATTACTTACTCTAGCGCAATAAGCTACTAAATCTTCTGCTTTTTTTATGTCTTTAATTTCTGGTTTTGTAATAGACATTAATTCAACGTTCATAATAACTCTCCATCATTTCTATTAGAATCATTTAGTTCATATTGCTCTCTTTGTCTTTCGGCTACGTCTCTCAAAGAACCTCGCTCTTCAATATTAAAATTTGTTATTTGATAATTTAAATAATTTTGAGCCCATGTTTCTTTGCCTGATGAGTCAAGTCTTCTAACTATATCTTGATGTCCTGCTGCGTCTTTGCCTTGAAATCTAGTTTTAGTTGGTATCAATTTATGCGTGCCAAAAGCTTGGCCGTCTAAGGTAATTTCATCAAGAGTTTTCCTTCTGAAGATTGCCACGAACGAAGCAAACCATTGAAGCCTATCAGAAAGAGATATGACTGAACTATCATCCACTATATTATTAGAGTTTCTGTTAAAACTCTCTCCGGTTCTGTTTAATTGCATGGCGGTAATAATTGGACATTTAATCTCTTCTGAGATTCTTTTTAATTTATCAATTTTTTCTCCAATCGCCTGATGCTCTGCCCAATTTTGGCCAACTTTTTCACCAGTTAATTTAATATAATCATAAGCGATCATAGCCTGGTTTCCTCTTCCGACTTTAGATAAATACCATCTTCTAATCATAGAGCACACTTGATCTATATTTTTATTTCCAACATGGTAATGAAAATATTCATAAGTTTTTACTTTCGCCCAAGCTGCTCTTACTTTTTTTGTCATCTCTTCATTTTTTCTCCAATTTCCGGTTTCCAAATACCAAACGGGGACATCTGTCAACGATGCAACCATTCTCAATTGAATATCAATTGTTTGCATTTCTGTATCTAGAATTAATGTTTTAGTTTTATTTTTTGGGTTGATAGAGGTTTTAAAACAAATATCATTTAGCCAGGTGGATTTTCCCTGACCTGGACGGCTTGCTATTGCATAAATATTTCCGTTTTTTAAACCTCCATACATTCTGTTAAATTCTTGATAAGGAGTAATTAATCCTGTATCTTCTTTTGGGGCGTTTCCAATTTCTTCAATTAAATCTTCCACCTCTTCAAATATGTTAATTGGAGAATCATTTTCTGAATATGATGAGATTTTCTTGTTGTAGATTTGATCTATTTGACCTATAATTTGGTCTACAGAATCATCTGGGTTTTTATTAATATAATCTTTTAATTTATCCGTTGTTTGAATTATCTCTCTTCGGATCCTTAATTTAATTAGTTCTTTGCATGCTTCAACAGTAGCTTGTTCTGTGATCTGTGAAAAACTTAAGTTATCAATGTAATCAAATATGTTTATCTCGTCTTTGAATGATATTCCTAAATTTTTAATCTTCTCTGCTAGCAAGATTTTATCTGCGTTTTCTCCTTTATATTTAATATTTTTAAAAACACTATATATCGTAGAATGAACATCATTATAAAAATCTTTTTCCGTCAAAAATATATCTATATCTGGGAAAAGCTCTTGATATTTTAATAAACCACTTAAAGCGTGTCTTTCCACTTGCAAGGAGTATATCATATATATATGATACTAAATTAAAAATTAAAAGTCAAGAAAGATAAATCAATCTTTGTCTTCTTCGTCTTCTTCGTCTTCTATTTTGGATATTAAATTTGTTGTCGCTTCAAGATTTAATTGGTCTACGCTTTGGCTCCATGTATTAATATAATATAAAATAGCCATGGCATTTATCTGATTATCAAACTTGGTGAAAACTTGAGGTTCTCCTTTGTTTGAAAAATTAAATAAAACATATCCTCCAAAACTACATTCGTCAATTTGCTTTAGTAAAGAATCTGGTATTTTAAATGGTTTCTTTTTATTTGTCACCAAATAATTTTACACTTAAATAATTAGAATTCCAGTTTTTTCTTCTATATATTGGGGCGATAAATTTTTTAAATCATTTTCATACAATTCTAAAAATTTAAATCCATTCATGTCTAACCATTTTTCTTTTTTGACATCTCTTTTTATGCTTTGAAGATATTTTAGTCTAGAATGATCATGAAAAAATTCATTAAAGGATTCATGTTGATTGCCCTGTACCTCAATTGCTATCTTTTTTGTCGCATTTAATATATCAACTTTAAGCATCGTTCCATACACAGGAAACTCTTCATAAACAATATGATTTTTCCAATAAGGATAAAAAAATTGTTTAAATTTAAATTGTAGCTTGCTACGGCTCTTTCCTTGCCAATCTATTGAGTATCTTTTGACATTCTTATTAACGAGTTTTCCGTTAATATTTAATAGTCTCATGAAGCAAGAGTTTTTATAAATTTATTATAAAAATAATCAACAATTTTCGGGTTTTCTTCTAAATATAGTCTTAAATTATCAATGCCTTGATGTTGCTTCTTGACTTCTAAATTAGATTTTTTAAGTTCTTCTATAATTTCGTCAGAGAAAGCGACCCAAGCGCCTTTAGCTGTAGCAAATTCCCAAGAAAGAATTTGGTCTATAATTTCATATTCTTTCCAAATTGAAGAGCCTTCTTTTTTACCATATTTAATTGGATATTGGACTTTTGAATTTGTGGATTCATTTGTAGATTTTTTTATAATAATTTTTACATTATGTCCAATAATTTTATTTTTAATAGAATCATATTTTTCATTTGGTTTTTCAAGAATAAGGTCTTTATTATAACGAGGCTCAAATTCAAGAATCCAATTTGCAAAATGTAGGAGCGCATTTCCACCTGTGGCCGAAGTTTGTCTTATTTCTTTATTTGCAGCATAAGGATCTAACTTAATGTCTGATCTGACTTGGCTAATAAATATGGCCATATGCCCTCTTTTAGAAAGGGCAAGAGAAATTTTTTTCATTAACATAGAAGATATCACTGCTCCACCGGCCACTTTTGTTGCCTCAGATAAACTTTTTAAGCTATCGCTTTTAGTCATTAAACCATCGACAGAATCTAAAACAAAAATATATCTTTTATTTTCATCATTATTTTGAACAAGATCTTTCATAAGTTCAGAAACAGTTTCAAAAATATTTGATTCAAATACAAAACATGTTCCGTCCTCCCAATTCTCTGGATTTGTAACGAATTTTACTCCAGATCTTTCTTGTATTTCTTTACTCAATCTCCCCTCTGCTTTAAAAAGCAAGGCTCTTGAGTCTTTAATAGACTTAAGAAAATTTTTAACCACTTCTAATGCTTCTGAGGTTTTTCCTCCTTCATTCATTCCCAAGAATCTATGCAATCCAGGGGTTAGTCCACCTCCTGTAGCAATATCTAAATTTAAACTACCAGTTGAAACTTTATAATAAATTTCTTCTTCAAAGTTATAATGATCTTCTTTATTTTCTTTTAAAAAAGAAATTAACCTTGATTTAGCTGATGGACCAGAGGTTTCCATCGCAGGATTTTCTTCTTTTGGTTTTCTTCCCATAATTTTATTAAGTATAAGAAGTTTTTATACTTTTGGCAAGTTTTTTTTTTTAAAATTTACCAATCTAAATTAAAACTGACTATCCTTCTTTCGCCTTCTCCTTTAAAGGGATAAACAGTGTGTAGCAGCCACGCTGGGAACAAATACATATTTCCTTCGATTGGACATATTTTAGCGTTTCCAACGCTGTGAAAAGCGAAAGGCCAAGAAGATCCATATATAATCTCTAGTTTGCCGTCAGCTACCCCGTGTTGTTTTGCAATACCGAACTCTTTTTCTCTCGTGCCATCGATAATCTGTTCGGGCACTTTTATATAAATGACTCCTGATAGTTTTCCGTAATGCCAGTGCACGGGGTTATAATCGTATTCTCTATTTGAGATCCCCCATATGCCAGTTATTTTTATTTCACCTCTCTCTTTGTTTTGGCTCCCAAATGGAGCCGTGCTTCCTCTACCTTCAAGTAATTCTTTTATATCTAGTAGCTCTGCATATTTTACTGCACATGCTTTAAGAAAATCTTTAAACTCTTGATTTACTCTATGATACACAGAGAACGATCCAATACTATCAAAGGCACGAACTATAACATCACTGTTAAGATTTTTTCGATTTTTTACATCGGCTATCTCTCTCTCGGTTACTTCTGTTAAATGAATCATTAGATCTTTTGTTAATTTAATTTTCATTGGGCCACAAACAAATCTCGGAGAGAGATGCGATTCATTTAAAGCTTGCTCCACAGAGTCTGGTAAATCTTTAAGATTTTTCATAGATTATATATTGTATATTATATATTATATAGTTTAAATTATAAAATTCGAATTATTTTTGCCCAAACCCCCTCTTTATAAAAGATAATAATGTTTTTGGTTTAAAATTTATTTTTTTATCTTCTCCTATTTTAGATGCACCTAAATAAATCTTGTTTTTATTAAAACACAACTTAAAGTTTTCATATTCCATTAGAAGAAAAGCTTTGCCCTCTGGTTTAAGAAACCACGCTAGAGAAGGTGGAGGATTTTTTAATTCTTTTAAGCCATTCCAAAAGTTAAAACTATTAAACTTTTTAATTAGTCTTTGAGCAATTTTAATTTCTCTTGGCCAATTTATATTGCCATTTACATATTTCTTTACGATTAGTTGACAAAGTTTATGTTGCCTCATCTTTAATATCTGATGTTACCATTCTTTTAACCAAATTGTCAAAAGAATTTTTTGGTACCCAATTTAAATTTTTTCTTGCCTCCGAGGAGTCTCCTAGCAAAAGATCTATTTCTGCAGGCCTATAAAATTGTTTATTTATTTTAACTAAAGTTAATGGCATATATCTTAGCGTGGAATTAATTGCAGTTTTATATTCTAGACTTTCTGGAATTTCTTCGTTAGAAGAATATGACCAATGACCTAATATTCCTGCTGATTTAAAAGCTTTTTCCACGAACTCTTTAATAGTATGAGCTTCGCCGGAGGAAAGTATATATTCTTTAGGCTTATCTTGGTTCAACATCAACCAGATGCCTTCAATAAAATCTTCTGCGTGGCTCCAGTCTCTTTTTGAATCTAGATTACCTAATTCAATTGGCTTAAAAGTTTTATTATCTCTAATTGCCTTAAAGATTCTTGCTACTCCTTTAGTAATTTTTCTTGTTACAAATTCTTCGCCCCTGCGTTCGCTTTCATGATTATAAAGTATGGAGTGTATTGCAAATAAATTGTAAGAATCTCTATAGACTTTTGTAATGTGTCTTGCCGCAGCTTTGGCGGCTCCATAAGGACTTCTTGGGCGTATAGGATGTTTTAAATCTTGTGGGCTGTATAATACATCTCCCATTTCTTCACTAGAGCCAGCGGAATAGAACCTACAATTAGGGGCGTATTTCCTTACAGCTTCTAGACATCTTAAAACTCCAAGGGCAGTTGCATCAAATGTTTGCAGTGGTATTTGCCAACTGCTCCCTACAAAAGATTGGGCGGCAAAATTAATAAAATAGTCTGGTTTAATATCTTTTACTATTTCGTCTATAGAATTGCTATCGCATAGATCAGCGATAATAATCTTTAATCTAGGATTATTAATATTATGTTCTATATTTTTTAAATTTGGATTAGAGCTTCTTCTTCTAACTCCATAAATCATACAGTCCGTTTCTTTTAATAAAAAATCGACCATATAAGATCCATCTTGGCCTGTAACTCCCGTGATTATAACGTTCTTCATATTATATATTATGAGATATTAGTACTTTTTATAACTTTTTTCTTCTTTAAATGAAGATTTGCTTAGGTTATTAATTTGGTTTTTTATTTTAAATCTAAAATCATTTGTGAAATATACTTTTCTTGCGAGGGTTATAAAATCGTTGTCGAATTGCTTTAGTCTTTCCTTATCTCTAATGTCATCTTCTATTTTCCAAAGTTTTTGGTTAGTGTCTATTAGGGTTTTTAAAAGTTTTGCGTACTTTCTATCTTTTTTAAATTTATTAATTTTTTTATTTATATAGTTGAGTTCTTTTCTTATATTTTTCTTTTTTTTAATATCTTTAATATTTTTAAATTTTATACAGAGTATAGAGTATTTATCTAAAAGTTCCCCATCGGATATTTCAATAGTGTTCATTTTTATAATTATGAAACTAGTTTAATAATATTGTTTTTTATTATATTCATTTTTATATCATGCATATCATAATTTTCTAGATATACTGCATTTGGATTTACTGGCATTCTATTTAAAATTGGTGCGTACATAGGATATGAACGAGCAGAAAGAAGCCCTAAGATCTTATGTTTATAACCAGACATGATCCAATTCATCCCTGTATCTACAGTAATTAACATTTTACAAGAATAAGCGATTTTCACATCTTCAAAAATAGATTCTCCTCTCGGGGATATAGAAGCCTTTGTTTTTGGATCAGTTTTAAGCCCCAATTGAATTGTTTTATACCCTAATGAATGAATAAAATCTATAATTTCTGATAATAAATCCATGGGTATATTTCTGTTCGGGACCGCAGAGCTTGCGAATGGACTTATTGCTATATAATTTTTATAATTAGATTGTTTTTCGAACCATGGATTTAATTGTATTTGAAGATCTGTGGGCGGTATTATATCGTGCATCATGCATACTGCTTCTGTGTGATGATACTTTACATACCAATTATCATATTTATGTTTTGGCATAGGGTTAAAAATCTTATCGAATTGGCTTTCATTAATATAATTTTGATCATTTTCGCTTGGCCAATTCTCATAGTTTTCCCAAATTTTAAAATCATCTATCAAATTATTATAATAAAATATTGGTTTAATTGATTCATATTTTTTATTGATGCCAAATGTTATATTGATATTTGGATTTTTTTCTTTTAAGGCTTTGCAGGGAATTAGGTTCATAACCAAATCCCCTATTTGCCCTTGATTAAAACCTAAAACTCTCATTATTTTTTAACTTTATTTAGATATTCTTTTAATATTAAGAATTTTCTATCGTTTCCTTCTTGCCCCCATCCTGCATGAATTATAAATGGTTTTTTAGATTCCCAATATTTTACCATCCCTGGCGCTCTTGCTAAAGGATGTATAGAAGGAGGATTTTTAAAATTAGGGTCTAGATTGATTGGGTCCATAGAAATTTTTTTAGTTAATTTATTTAAGTCGGGGGATTCTTCTAGTAGATGCTTCATTGCCGTTTGTTCCCAGGCGCCATCATTAATAAATTGGGTTTTATTATAAGTCATTTCTAAAATCTGTCTACTTGCCTCAGCATCTTTCATAAAGAAAACGCCAGTTTCAATTTGGTGAGAATACCCCAATATTAAAGAATAATTTTCGTCTATAAAATCTTCTAGTTTATAAGAAAAATCTACTATTAGACAATCTGTGTCCAGCCATATTACCCAATCGTACATTTTTAATAAGTCATAAATCAATGGTATTTTTTGCCACGCAGTTGGTCTATCGTCATATTTTTTCATTGAACTCAAAAAATCATAACCATGCTTTCTTGCGTATTCGGCCATATTAGGAGTTGTAATTTCTGCTATTTTATTATAGCCTTCATTAAATAATGTCGCCATACAAATTTTCATAGTGAATTTAAGATATTAGTTAAATATAATATATCTTTTTCCTTTACTTTTGGGTGAAGGCCTACGTAGAATCCATATCTATGAATATAGATTGAATTTTTGTACTCTTTTTCATTTTCGAAAAAATCTTTATAACAGGTTTGGTAGCCTAAGAACCCAGAGATAATCGGCCGATACTCTATATTTGACTTTTTACAAAAATCTTTACATCTATTTATAAGATTTAAATTTTTGTCTTTAACTATTATTGGCAAACAGAATGGGACCGCCTCTTTTTTTGCATCTTTTTCTTTTGGTAAGTAAAATTTTTTTGAATTTAATTTACTCCTAAATAGTTCATATAATTTTCTTCTGGTTTTTTTATACTCTCGGAATCTTCTTAAATCTAACCTTCCAATAAAGGCGTGAATATCTGAGTTTCTGAAGTTATTCCCTAAAGAGTAAAAATCAAAAAGTGGATCTACATTTTTATTATTATATTCTTTTGCATCTCTTCCATACATTCCTAAAGATCTAACCATCCCGTGATTTCTATTCATTAAAAAATAATCATATTCTTTTTCCGAATTAGTAAATATGAAGCCGCCCTCTACAGATTGTATCTGATGACCAAAATATGTGGATGTTGTAGATGTAAAATATGAAGAAATATTCTTTTGATTAAAATTGCCTAAAGTATTCTCGCAATTATCAAAGCAAATTTTTACGTTATATTTCTTTTCGAGATTTTGATAAAAGGGTATGTCTTGCACAAAACCTATCAAAGATGTAGGAAATATGCAGGCTATTTTCTGGTGATTTTCTTTTACATATTTTAACAGTTTATTTTTATCCACGCAAAAGTTGTCTAAAGATATATCTATAAATTTAGGGATAAATCCTTCTCTGATCCAGGGTGAGCATGAAGTTTGCCACGTTGTTGAAGGCAAGACTATAAGATTTCTTTTATTAAAATTTTTTGAAGAATCTTTAATATATTGAGCGAGTAAAGTATTAGCCGTAGATCCACTAGATAGAAAAACTGCATATTTTGAACCTATTGCCTCTGCCATTTCTTTTTCAAAAGATTTTACTTGATAATCCTGCGTCCATCTGTTCTTGCGGTTAAGGATAAATTTACATATCTTAATCTTATCAAAAAACGTAAATTGATTTACATTTAAATACCAATCCATATTTAATATTATATATTAATAAAATTGAAAACCTAATAAATTTATATGTAAATATAGCTTTTTGTTACGCCTACGTCTTGTTCTGATGTATTAAATATCGGTACCCCAAAATCTAACCAATGATAGTGTCCATTTTGTGCATCCATTGGTATCATATTTTCTAAATCATATCCTTTATCATCGTAATTTAGGATCATTCTTTTGTTGACTTTTGGATAGCACAAAGCTATGTTTAACATGCCGCTATTAATACCTATAAATAGAATTGACTCCGCAATTATTTTCGCTGTGTCAAAAATTGATAATCCCATGCCGTTCTCAAAAATATCATACTTTTTTTGGTTTTCCCCTCCCACTTGAATAATATTAAAATCTTTATAATTTTCTTTTATTTTATATATAACTTTTTCAGGTATTGGTTTATGGCTTTTCCCAAAAAAATGCACAACTATTTGATTACTTTTTATTTTTAAATCTTCATGTATATATAACCTTGGGGTTCTTAAGAATACTTGTAGGTTCATATTTAAAATTTTATTAGCGATATATATATTTTTTTCTGAAAGCGAAAGAATGCATTTGTTTTTGTCATAGGAAATTCCTCCTTGAGCTACATCTGTCATCCGCCAAAGATCCAATACAGATTTGGGTTCTACCCCACGGATTACGTATGGATTATAATTAAATAACTCATTATTATCAACGTCTATTAATTTTTCTCCTGTGCTTTTAAAAAAATTCTCAGGAAAAGAGGTGAATTGAAGTTGATCTCCTAACCCCAATAAGCTTCTAGCTTGTCCTGCCATTGTGATCCCTAGCATTTTAAATTAACCTTTCAATATTTTTAGCTATATCATTTTTATTTAAGAGTGCGAATAGTTTTTCTCCTAAAGCTTCTATTTTATTATGTAATTCTTCTATTTTTACATCTTTTATAGCTTTAGCAATTATATTTGGATCAGGAGAAAAAGCAAAGTCTTCCAGTCCAAATTCTTTTGCTGCGGGATTATCATTGCAAAGTATTGGTATGCACCCACAAATTATAGCCTCAATTGGGGGCAACCCGAGAACTCCATATTCTGTTGGACAAATTAAAAATTTAGATTTATTATATAGTAAATTTAAGGTTTCGTCATTTACGCATCCGATGTAATTCAAGTTATCGCCTGGATCGTCTGGTCCAGCAATCAAAAATTCATTTCGATTAATATTTAAAAGACTTAAGCTTTGTAAAGCTAAAGAAAATCTTTTATTTGGTTCATATAATCTTCCTACATATAGAAAATTAATGTCTCTTTTTAAGTTCATATTATGAACATTTTTTACAGGATTAAAGATAATAATTGAATTTAAATCTAAATAATATTTAATTTGATCTTGTGAGAACTTACTTATGGTTGTTATAATATTTGCTTTTGTTAATTTAGATTTTAACTCTTCTAAATTTATCTCTGGATAGTATTTCTTCGGTATATCAAGTACATTAAATATGAGTTTTGCTTTGGGAAATTGATGTTTTAAATTTAATCCTATATCATAAACCCCGCCATCGTTACAATAGATTAAATCTGGGGGTTCATTTTCTTTGGATAATGTATTGCCATTCTCCACCCAGCCAAGCTCTATTCTTTCTACTTGGCCTGCGGCCCCTCTGTATCCTAAAAAAATACCTTTCATAATATATGATATCCACCTTTAATTACTAATTCAAGTTTTTCTAATGCTTCACTATCGTCATAGTAATTTTTAAAAAAAATACTTTTTGTATTTTCTCCAATTGGTGCAAAAGCATTATGGTTTGTTCTGTGGTCTTTTATTTCATTACTCAAAATATTAATTTGATCTGTTTGCCCAATTGCTGAAGAAATCCATGTCAAATCTGATGGCACACCAATAATTAAATGGCATTTCGACATAATTTCCACTTGTTCTTCTAACGGTTTATGCTTTAGATTAATATATTTTTTACTTAATTTTAAATCAAAAACGCCATAAATATCTTCAATATATTTATCGTTATTTTGTAATAATTTCTCCCACCAACTATCTGGTGGGCCGAACCAACTTTTTAATTCTTGATCAAAATATTTAGATATAATAAAACAAGATGTTTTTTTAAATTTTTCTTTTTTTTTATAAATTATTTTAGGCATTGTTTTTAATAGTTTATAGTCTAGGGTTGCCATAAAGCATGCTTCTTCCAAACTAGACCTATAGTTGTACCAATCTTTTTCTTTAGGATGTAATGGCTTTGGATTAATGTAATAATCGCATTCTTGAATTATTTTAAAATCTTTCTCTCCTAAATCATTTTCGTAATCGGAAATTTTAATCTCTTGTATTTTTTCATGATTTTTAATTATTGGGACGATATCTTTACAAGATTTTGCTACAGAGAATATATTGTAAGTTTTCCCTATATTTTCTTCTAAAATATCCAATGCGGGTAATGACATTACAATGTCTTTAACTTGGCCCATTCTTACTCCAAATAATTTTTTCATTTTTGTGCTAAAAGTGAAACAAAGAACAGGGTTTCTCTTTTAGAATAAAGCTCAAGTTTTCTCTCTGCGATGTTTTTTATTACAAGCTCTTCTTCAAGTTGTGCGTTTGAGAATTTTTTTAATAGATGTTCGCAGGATTTTTCAACGTTGGAAGTTATATCTTCTACTTCTTTGATTTCAAAATGTTGACGAATAGAATTAAAATAATCCGAACAGTATGCCGGGGCTATAATATCTGCTGTTATAAATAGCCCATCCCTCTTTAAAACTCTTTTGACAGAATTAAAAAATCTGTCTTTATCAGCATAGCAATGCGAAGATTCAATATTAATAATAAAATCAAAAGCTCCGCTTTTAAATTTTCTTAGATATTGCGCGTCATCAATTTTAAAAAAACACCCCATAGGTTCTAATTTGCACCTATCAATATTTGCTGCATTTAAATCGCACCCAAAAACTTCGGAAAAATCGTACAGCTTTTTTAGGATTTTAGTTCCTCCTCCTCGCCCGCAGCCAATATCAAGTAAACTCTTGCCTTTTACTTCGCCAAATTTATCTGCAAAATAGCAATACATTGAAGCGGGTGTATCAAGAAGCATATCTGCGCATTTTGGGTGAACTGGATAATATCCATGGTTCATGAAAGTAAGGTCTTTATTTTTGTTAAATATGAGGTTATATTTATCGTACACTCTTACTTCTAAAACCTCCTGCTCTCTATTCCTCCGGCGAGCTACATCTGATAGGCTCCAATGCCTTTTCTCTTCTTGACTTAGGTCGTTGTTCATTTTTTATTTATAATAAATGTCGTATGTATTATGCGATCAATTTTTAGATTTTTTTCTTTTACAAATATATTTAAAGCTTTCGCTACGCCATTCTCTTCGGAGAAGCCGTTTTCTTTACCATAAAAATCGTGCCCAGATAAAATTCCTCCATTTTTTATTTTAGGCCACCAAGCTTCTAGGTCTTTAGCAACAGATTCATAATCGTGAGCTGCGTCTAAGAATATAGCCTTACAACTATTATCATCAAATAGATTTGCTGCTAGGTCGGAATAGGTTCTTATTGGTATTGGTTTAAAATTTTTAGCGTAAGAATGAAATATATTATATATAAAATCATAGTACAGCGTTTGATTTTTAAATTTCATTCTATATTCTTTACCATTCCCAAATGGAAATTCTATGTTATCGATATCGTCTTCTTGAGTAAATATATCAACGCAATAAAAATCTATAGGTTTATTTTGGGCATATAGTTTCTCCATCATGTATACTGCTGATTTTCCCCAAGCGCTCCCGATCTCAACGAATGTATCGCCTGAGTTTAAATTGTCCGCAATAATGTCGTAAACGCTTTCAAAATCAAAATGACCGTATATTTCTTGATATTTACCATTTATAGACATTCTATTTTTATTGTTCATAAATAATTATATAAAAATTTAATATATATTTAAATTAATATTCACAGCACGAATAAATGAATGGATCATCTCTTCTTTTGAAAAGAGTTGAGCTGTATTAAAACAATTTCTTTGCATTTCTTTTAGCTTAGAGTGATTAATTATTTCTTTAAAATTATTTTTAAATATAAATCCATTATATTCATTTTTTATAATTTTATTAAAGAAAATATTACTTGAACATATTGGCACGACTCCATATCCAAGTCCTTCTATTAAAGACAAATTAAATGGCGTTTCATGTTTATGAAAAAATGTGGCAAAAGTAGCCTTTTTATATAGTTCTACTTTTTTAGTTTGAGAGATTTGACCAAGATAAAAAGTACTTTTATTATCTATAAAGTCTAATAAATTATAAGAATTAAATATTGGTCCAGCGAAAAAACATTTATATTTATGAGCTAAACATTCTTTCGCTACTTCGATAGAACCAAATGAATCCGTGTGCTGAGTGCATTGGAAAATGAAAGGTTCTTTTTCGTATTCTGTAAAATTTAAATCAACATCCACCCCAATTTTAAATATTTCTTTTCTAGTATATTCTGGAGAATAATAACATTGTAAATCTGAAGAATATAATAATAGTAAATCATTGTTCGGATGACAGGACGAATTGCTTACTAATGGCCAGTATATATTCTTTGCTTTGCTTCCCGCTTTATTAATAGTAAAACCATCATGATGAAACATGAATATATCAAAATCTTTTAATTCTGGAATTATTTCTACGGCTGGAAAAAAATTATTAAATTTATTTATTTCTTCTTGTGATAATTTATATATATTTTTTATATCTTTTTCTGTATAAGAAGAAAATGAATCTTCCATAGCGAATATTTTAAAAAAGTTTCCATTTTCATTTAAGGCTTGTTTGGCGTGCCTTGCTAGCGTTGCGGCGCCACCATATCTTTTAGGACATATAGAGTAATCTTCATGAATTTCATTTTTATGCAAATCAATATATGCAATTTTCATTATTTTTCTTTATATACGATTGGTCTTTCATAGCCCATTCGGTCGTAATATTCCAAATCTAGCTTGAGCTCTTGTTTGTTTTCATCCCATATGTATGAACATGCCCCAAAATGTTTTTTATGATACTCAACTTTTTGTTTACCATTTTCGTTTAGCCATGTCATGTGTTTTATATAAGCCACCTCTTTTGGTATCTCTATCGTTTTTAATTGTTTATCCGTAATTCCATTGTTATATACAATTTCATTATCCCAATAAAAACTATTTATTCCATCATTAATTTTTGTTTTATATATTCTAGGGGGACAGAATTTATCAATATATGATTTACCATCAAATATATAATTTTTAAAATTTATTTTATAGAGATCAGAATCGGTATCTTGTATATACTTTATAATATTTTGTATATTTTCTATTGAATAAAGTTCGTCAGAATCTACAATCATAATATAATCTAAATTATTTTTAAGTAATTCAAATAGCCCTAGATTTCTTGCGTCATTCTCTTTTAAAAATTTAGGGCCATCAAAGCATTTGTCGATAAACTCGGCTTTTTCAAGAGTTTTTAAAAATTCATTTGTATTGTCTGTTTCTAGATTTTCATTCTTATACTCTAAGAATGGAATAGATACTGCTGTAATAAAAAAATTATTTGGATAAAGATTCTTTAAGACGATCCAGGGTAAGATGCTTTTTTTTGCGTATTTAAAATTATTAAATCCTGTATATAAAATTCCCAGCTTCATTTTTCGTTCCAGAGTTTAAGCCCATGTTTAATTAAACTTTTGTTTTCTAAATCTTTAATGTTTAAGGGTGCGAACTTATTTGCAGCTTCTTCTTGAGCGTGCCCCGCTTGAATTTTAAATTGTTCATTCCAAAAATTTTTATTTCTTGTTAATCTATTTTCGAAATTTAGATATCCTGTATGGTATATAAATATCTTGCTTGTGCACTCTTGGATATAGTTTTCAGGATTTAAAGAAAAATCTGTTATAATATTTTTAGATCTTACTAGTTCTCCGTCTTCGTAAATTAATTCATTCGTATCACTTTTGGTAATATCTACTGTTCCATCATTTTTTTTCGCAAAATTTACGGCTCCTCTTTTTAATTTTTTTGGAAATTTTAAATTTTTATGTAATACCCATTTAAATAAATAATTTGTTGAGGTATCCCATCTTATAGTAGACTTATCTGCCCATAGATTTAAAAGCGGGACTAAATAAGCATCGTAGTCTGAAAAGGATAGATTCCTCGCAAAATTAATCCAATTATATTTTTGCCAATTTGGTATATACTCATCTAGGTCTAGGCTTATACAGAATTCTTCTTTGCATATTTCAAGAGCTTCATTTCTTAATTTTCCCCAAAATAGTGGGTCTTTTCTTTTTAGATTTGATACGCAGAATTTAAAATTTTTATATTTGTTTGAATAATCTTTTAGTATTGAAATTGTGGAGTCTTCGTTATCGTTTATTGTAGATATTACAACCTCGTCCGCAAAAGATAGATAATTCTCAAAAGCCGTTTTAAAGTCAAATGAGTTCTTTTCTATATTGAAAGCAGAAGAATAAATCGAAAACATAAATTAATATATTATAGATCTTTTAAGTAGTAATTCTAATCTTTAAAAGATTTGAAATTATTAATCTTAATTATATAATATGATATTATGGAAGAAAAAATTAATATTTTATCTCGAGTAGATCTTGGGTTTATTGTAAGACAAGAAGTAGATATTGAATTATCTCAAGATCCTAAAGAGCTTAACAAAACTATTCTTAAAGAGGTCTTTAGAAAGATAAAAAGAGGAGAAATAGGAAAAGTAGATTTTCGGACTAAAAAGTATATTTAAGAATGAATCGAAAGATATTTCAGATTGGATTTAATAGAACCGCTACTCAAGCTCTTCGTGCGTTCTTCTTAATGTCCGGATATAGAGCTACTCATAATATCGCTTATAATAAAAATTATAGGAAAATGATTCCGATTGCAGAAACTTTTGATTTTAATCTAAAAAATAATAAAAGCTTACTTTTCGGAATAGAGAACTATAGTTATTATGGAGATATGGAGGTTGTTTTACCAAAACGACAATTAGTTCTTCAGGGGTATACTCTATTTGAAAGACTTGACAAGGAAAATGAGAACTCATTATTTATATTCAATACTCGCCCTCTAGAATCGTGGATTAACTCTAGGCTTACATTCGATAGAACATATCTCCTAGTTTATCAGAAATATTATGATTTAACATACGATGAAGTCATAAATCTTTGGATGAACCATTACTTGGCGCACTCAAGAAATGTAAAAGATTATTTTAAAGATAAACCTAATAGACTAATAGAGTTTAATATTGAGACTGACCGCATCGAAGATTTTATAAAAAAAGCTGAAGAAGTCAATATAAAGGGTTTAGATAAGCAATTTTGGCAAAGGGCGGACGTTAATAAAGAGATGAGCCCCCCTGTAAAACTGTTTCATGAAAATTTTCAAGCGAAAGAAAAGGGTGTTGATTTAACTTAAACTAAAACCTTCTCCGTCTTTGCCGCCGAGATGACCTACGAAGAAAGGTAGTTCTTCTATATTTCCTTTTACTATAAGATCTTCTTGATCAGGGAAAAGTTTGCCTTTTTTATAATAATTCTCTTTCATCAATCCCCATTTATTTCTAAACCATCCGTCTTGTTCATAAACTGTTCCTGTAGATGGATATATATTCTCTGGGTCTGAAGTTTGTACTTGAGGGCTTTCCATATTAAAAAGTTGAAAATATCCCCAACAATATCCATACGGTATGTAATCTGATACGGCTTCCGGATCTTCATCCATATCAAACCACCTTTTGACTTTCGTTAAATTAGAAAACAGAATCCTTCTTGCTCCATAAAGTTTATTTTTATTAAAATTTATTGTATTAATTTTTTGTTTAAAATCTTTGGGTAATAATATGTCTGCGTCCATATGAAGTATCCATCCAGACTTTATACTTTTAAGTATAGCTGATACCACTTTGCCTCGATCAAATTGAGCATTATTTTCATAAAACCCATTTGTTTTTATAAACTTTATATTATATTTTTGACAAATTCTTTCTACTTCTAAACTTTGGTAGTCCGTAGCGATTATAAACTCGTCAATCTGATTTAAATTTTTACCTACTGTATAATCGAAAATTTTTGATATTTGATTATCTAGACTATCTTTCTTTTCCACGGCAGTTATTATTGCTGTGATTTTTATATGACTCATTTATATCTAATTATATAATTAAATATAACCTAAATCTAATTTTATTAAATTAAAGAAAATTGTTTCTTAAAATTTAAATTTAATTTTAATCTATTTACCGCTAATCCTCTATCGAATCTCTTTATAAATTCGACTCCCTCTTTTGGCATCTCAGCGAATAATTCTTTATTATTTTTTAAAGAAATAGCTACGTGAGAAGGAAGTACTGACAAGTTTTTTATATCTTGTCTAAATTGGCTTTTTAAAGCTCTTGCTATAGCGCAATTTTGTGGATTAGCTTTTTCTCCTTCTAATATATTTTTATTTGTTATGTTTATGGTTTTCTTCATTTTTTATTCCTTTTTTATTCTTCCAAATGTTAAGTTATTAACTATTCGGATATCTTTGGGTCTGTATTCCCATATTTCACCCGTATCTTTTATAATACAAGTAAAAATTTTTTCTGTTTCAGTTCCATATTCTGTTACTAACCAAATCGATCCCCTTCCTTTGGGCGTTTCTACTTCCATTTGGTTGGTTGGTTCAAAAATCGTTATCATATCCGTTAATTTTTATATTACTATCTTTTTCACATAATCTTACGAAAAGATCTTTATCCTCTACCCACTCTTTTCCTGTCCACCATTGCATACCATGGAATTTACACTTATATACGCAGCTTGTCTCGTACCCGCCCAATAAATATACATATTTTTTATCTAAGGCTCGGGCGGTTATGCATTCGTAATGTTGAGATATGGATCCTAAAGATATCTTGGGGCAACTAAAGTCCTGTAAAAATTCATAACTTACCATAGACTTTTCATAAACTGTAGAAAAAGTATACCCTTTAATCTCATTATTTTTTTTAAATTCAAAATAATGACTTGAGTTATTTATAATTTCTTCTATAGGAATATTTCTATTAAAGTTATTTTTATCACAATAAGCTCTGTATATTTTATCTGTTAGTTCATAATCTTTAAGTTCAGAAATTGATTTAAAATTACATTCTATTTTTTTATAATCTTTTTTTGTACTTTTACTTGGATAATATTTTTTCAAATTAATTCTTACAGATCTATGATTGTACCATTTGTTTTTCCAGGGAATCCATCCTTCTTCTAAGGCTTGATCTGGTTTCTCATTCTTTTCTAAAGTTCCTTCGGGATTTGAGTATACAAAGTCTTGATGAGCAATTTTACCAAAACCGTTAATATGGTCAAATAAAACTTTCATCTAAAATTCTATTTTATCATCTATATTTATATTATTTGTTTTAAACCAACCTTGATTTACTTCCAAGGCGTAGCGTATATTTTCAGATTTACTATAAATCATTTTTGTATCTAATGGGTTTAGCGAATAAATTTCTTTAATTTTTTTATCTTGATCTATGTAAGCGATATCTAAAGGAATAAATGTATCTTGCATCCAAAAGTTTAGTTTTTGAGGATTTTTAAAAATAAAAAGCATTCCGTAATTTTCTCCTAAAAATCTACGATTTTTTAATCCCGTTACTTGTTGGGGAAGCGTATCCGCAATTTCTACTATTAGTTCTATATTATTAACTTTTATATTTCTAATTAAATTATTACTAAACACAATTAGATCTTTTTGAGTTGTATTTCTGTTTTGCCTAAAAGATCACCTTTTTTCCAAGTGATTCCCTCGTTTGTACATTCATAAACTACTGCATATCCTATATCTTCTAGAATCCCTTGAGATTGACCTTCGACACGAATACTGAGATCTAAGATTTCTTTAACAATTCCTTCGCTGCCATAGTGCCTACAACTACCATTAATATTTCTTATTTTATCACCAACTTCAAACATTGTAGATGCTTTTACTTCGGCGTCCTCTTCTTCTACTTCTTCTACTTGAGCTAATGAGGCGTCCATTTTTAGAAGTTCATTTTGATCAAATTCTGTTTCACCATCCCATTCATAATTTTCATTTTCATAATCCGACCCTTGAGCTTTTTTAAGAGCTTCTTGACTTGGGCGATCTGGCGATCCTGGTTTAGCTGGGCGATAATTTTTGCCCATTCTTTTTTTCTTTTGTTGAATATTATACCAAAGGCCTTTGCCTTTAGCTTGAATTTCTGCTTCTAAAGTTATCTCTTCTTCGCTTCCGGTTATCTTGCTAACTGGTTTTGCGCTCCACATTTTACAGCTCCAATAATTTGCTTTATACTTTGGACCAGGATTATCGCAACCATGGCGAGATCTATAAGCTTTGCGCCTTTCTGGATTATCTCTTTTAATAGACATGTTTGGATCACCAAATTTAACCATTACGATATTGCCTTTATCGTTTTTTACATAAACGCCAAATTTCTTTTTGCTTCCAGATGGAAGTCTAAATGGTTTATTTAGTGGAGCCTTCTTTTTTTCTTTTTGAGCTTTAATCTGAGAAGAATCAATTTCCATAGCTTTTGCCTTTTTCTCTTTGCCTTTTCTAAAGGTAGTCAAGCAAACGGCTACTCTTTGATCCTGACTTGTAAACTCTTCTTTTATTGCTGGCATACAGCGACCCATATAATCGCTCTCTTTTTCTTTCTTTTTAGGATTAGGAATAGGCATATAATATATATACACATAAAATATTTATCTGTAGAGATGAGTCATTTTGTCAATACTATTAAATTTTATATTGTGCTATTTTGTCTCTATATTACTATTTTGTCTCTGTAGAAACTTGGCATAGATCTTGCATATAAATATAAACAAAGGAGGCATAAAAATATGCTATTAACATTAAGAAATGGACATAGACCATTAGATATATTTGAAAATATATTTAATGATTCTATATTTAATTATGATAGGGGATATTCTGACTTTGTTTTAGAAAATGATCAGTATTCTCTTGAAATTCCTCTTGCAGGATTTAAGAAGGAGAATATTGATATTACTACAAATCAAGAATATCTAACAATTAAGGCAACTAGAAAAGAAGGCAAAGTAAAATATGAAAAATCTTTTTACTTGCCTAGAAAAGTAGATCTTTCTGAGGTAAAGGCAAAGCATGAAGATGGTTTGCTAACAATTACCTTCGGTAAAGAAAATAAAAAACTACTAAATAAAATTAAAATAGACTAATAATAATCTTGGCGTCAAGTTCAAATCTTGGCGCTAAGTGTAATACTTTTATATGACATTAACTTCTTGGCTATTATGCGCTGTTGTGTTGCTTTATGTTCTTTACTTAAAAGAGAGAATCAAATAATAAGATTTTTGGTAACTCTATATATTTGAGGTCTTTAGTTTGATTGTCGTATATTATTTCAAGATTATACGGGGCTTCGCTTAAGATTTTTAAATTATCATTATAGTATTCGTGCTTTATTATCTCGGCTTCCGAACCAATTATACTATGATCAAGATCCATAGACCTTGTGTGGTGAAGATGATGTGCGTCTGAATATAATATTTTAGTTTTTATATTCATTAATTCAATCTTTCTGCAAAACGCGAGGTCTTCCCATCCATATTTTTTTATTCTTTCGTCAAATCCTTTTAATTCAATAAATAGTTTTTTGCTTAAAATATAAGCTGCTCCCCATGTTACTTTTCGTTTATATTCTGGATTTTTTAATATAAGATCTCTGCATTTTTGACTAACCATACTAAACCCTGGGGCATATGATATAAATGGCGCCTCAAGTTGGCTTTTGTTTATTTCATTACAGAAAGACGGTTTATATTTTGACATGTATAAATCTTCTGAAGTAGATCTGTTTAACCATATTAATCTTCCAAAAGGTCTTACAAGTATATCGTATTTTTTCGCATATTCTATCGATTCATATATATATTCTTTATCAATTAAAAAATCACCATCAAATAGTATTACTATATCATTCGTGCTTGTATTTACGGCTAGATTTCTAGCTTTACTAGGGTTATATTCTTCTATTTCTGGTGCAATTATATTGAAATATTCAGAATAATATTCCTTAATATAATCTAAAGCTAATTTTCTATATTTGCATCCTGATTTTATTACTGGTATACATAAATCATATTTTTTCATATGACATTTAACGTCTTTATATCATTTAAATCAGAGTTAATTGGTAAATTTTTATTTAAAAAGTCAACAAATGTTTCAACAGAAACGCATCCCGCTGTTGCTTTCTCTAATGTATCCTTCCAAAAAAATATATTATCTTTTTTATAAAACCTATCCGTATAATCGTATTCTCCGTAAACTGCGCATGGTCTAATAATTAAACACTTTTTTAAATTTTTTTTTATATATTCTTCAACTAAAAGTTTATTTAATGCATAGTCATACTCTTTACTTTCTTGATCTATATTTAGAACAGACATTGTTGAAATATAAATATATTTGTCTGTTTTTAAATTATTATAAACATTTTTAAATTGTTCTACATTATAACATGAAAAATCTATCGTTAAATCGTACTTCTCTTTTCCTAGTCTCGAACATGTTTCTATTTTATTGCGATCTATGATAATTTTTTTTAAATCACAAAACAAAAATGGATTAGTTATATTTCTGTTTGCCAGGGTAATATTTTGATATTTTTGCTTTAAATCTTCTACAAAAGCTCTTCCAAGCATTTGTGTACCGCCAAGTATTAAAAATTTCATTAAAATATTTTAACTGAATCACATTCTTGCGGTTGATTATTTTTTGTTCTAAAAAAGAATGTCTGAAATATTCTTCCTACTTCTATAGACTCATGGAATCCGTCTGCTCCACAATGAGGCTTCTTTCCTCTGCATAAGATAAGTCTATTATAAATTGCCCCGAAAGAATCTTCTAACTGCCATTCTTCTTTCGGCGTCATATACCTGTGGTCTCTTCCTAGTTTATTTCTAAAAAGGTTTAAACCACTATCTATTGGCGCACGAGGATTTAAATATATTAAACCTGCCCATCCATTGTCCCCAACATTGCTCCAACCATCATTATTGCTATGCGTATGGACTCCATGACCAAGAGCATGCCCTTGGTGAGCTTTCCAGTGGAAACAACAATTCCACTTCGAGGAATATTTACCATCTTTCATGCCCTGAACACAGTCATTGTTATCTGTGAGGGTAGTTCCTTTTTCGTCAGTTGGGTAAGTAGCATTCCAAGCTCCTAAATCAATCTCCTCATTGACTATTAATTGAAGTTTGCTTATAAGTTCCTCCGATGATTTAAATGGGCAATCTTTTGCTTCTTGAAAGCATGTTGTTTTCCAAACGCTTTTGTGCCCTGGAGTCTGAAGCGCTGCTGCGGTGAATGGGCTATAAGATTTATCTTTTAATCTATCCACTGCGTATTTTCTAATTACATCAGGGTTTTTATAAAAATTATCTACTGTAATAATATCTCTTTTCATTTTTTATTCATTAAATATTTTTACTGGACTTGTAAAAGCTGGCTGAGTTCTGAAGAAAAAAGTTTGAAAGAGCCTGCCCATTTCAGGATCTGGACAGATTCCATCTGCTCCGCTATGAGGTTTTTTACCTCTAATTAAAATTAATCTATTAAATATTGGAGCGTATACATCTTCTCTTTGCCATTCTTCTGCCGGTGTCATATACCTGGAATCATCTCCCAGCTTATTGCGCCATGTATACATTCCGCCATCTTCATGTATGCCCGGATTTAAATAAATTATTCCAGCCCATCCATATTCTGTAACATCTTCCCAAAGTTTTCCGGCGTGAGTATGTACGCTAGTTTTTTCTGTTTTTTGATTTACCTTAAGCTTTAAATGAAAAGCGCAGTTCCATTTACAACTAATCTTTCCTTCGTAAGCAAGTTTTTCGTATTCTTTATATCTTGGATGATCTTCGTATATTGGCCAGCCTTCCGGAAAATCTGCGTTCCATTGATCGATATTAATTTTTTCTCCTGTATAAAATTCTAGTTTTTGTATTAAATCTTTAGATGATTTAAATGGACATTTTTTTGCAGATCTCCATTTGCTTGTAATCCATATGGGTTTTTCCTCTCTTGGATAGGCGTCGTAATAATTATTAGTTAATTGATTTATAGCGAAAGCCCTGACCAGATCTACTCTATCGTAGAAGTTTTCAACAATAATTGTATCTCTTTGAGAGCTCATGTTTATTTGCCTTCTATTTCTTTTAGTAAATCTTCGTAAGATTTATTAAAAAATTTTTTATAATCCGGATGATTATCTAGCCTCCACAATTTGTCTTTTTTCCATCTATCGACTATACTAGCCGTGGGCATAAGTTTCATTTTTTCTTTGAGCAGATCTATATTTCTGTGAACCCATTCTGGCGGACTTGAGTGAAACCAATGCACTATTGCGCTTCTATTAAAGTTTGCGCCTTTAAAACCGTGATACGAAAAGGGATTTATTTCGAATACTAGCGCTCTATTATTTTTAGGCTCTACTTCAAATAAGGGCGCTTCTCTATCTTTTCCAAAAATTTCTGTTCCTCCACCATCATCTAAGCCAAATTTTTTCTTATTATTAAAATAATAAAGCACTGCTACGGCCCTTGCTATTTTGGTCGTTTTTGAGCCTTCCTTCTGTTCGTTATCATCTGCATATTCAGTTTCTCTTCCTGGTATTTTCCATTCTTTATTTGGGTCATCTATTGCGGTGCAGTAAGCTGAATCTGAGTGGGCCCATCCAGATTCTGATTTTTTAAATTTACTTCCTAAATGGTAATGAACGCTATAAGCTACATGTTGATTAAAATTTAAACCAAAAGTTTTTTCTACATAGCTTCTCCATTCTTTTGATACAAAAAAGTCGTATCCTTCCGTGCAGTCTTCTTCATTCATGCCATATATCCATGCGTTGTAAATTAATCCAGACTTTTCTCCTACTTCTCCGTGAGGTTTTTTGACCCTACTTATGAGTTTATAGAATTTTATAGATATTTGATCCTCTATATCTTCTTTGAATAAATCATCTAAAATTAATATATTATATGGATTTTTAAATGCTTTTACTTTTACATCTTTTGATATATAAGGGTGAGATTTTAGTACATTGATGAAGCCTTCGTCTATCATTAATATAATATATTAATATTATATTATTTTTTCTAAAATTTTTTCTTCTCGTATTTTTATTTTAGTTCCGGCAGCAATTCCTGGACAAGGTGGAAGATATTCATTTAGGCAGACTCCTTGCTCTTGAGGGGGTAAGGCTGTCAGTAATTCTATTCCGTATTCGCCATATGGCAAAACTTCAAAAATTTTTCCTTCTGCAAGGACTTCTGGCCTCACGACGTCGTCTCTACTTATTATGGGGTTGCCTGCCATCTTAAATAATATTTTATCATTTATTGCAAATTTTTCCATAATATTAATTACACTCAATATATTTATTTATCCAAATAATCTTTAATATCTTTAACTAGCTTATTTCTTCTTCTGCGCTCTAAACTAGTAACTAAAAGAGCTAGAGAGATCGGAAAAAAGAACCTAAGAAAAAATCCCATATGGTGCTCTTTAGTAAGAAGATTAAAATGATTAATGTAAAGATCGCTGATTCCGTAAATTGTAAACAAAATAGCTGGAATAAAAACAATAAAAAAGAACTTCTCGTAATGCTCAAGTCCATTCCACCAGTCCTTTAATTTTTTGATAAAGTCCAACATATAAAGAAGATTACAGCTAAAAGTGAAAACCAGAAGATGTTTCTTTTGAAGTTTTTTCTTTTATGATATTTCCAAAATTCAGCTATAAATTGTTCTGTATTATTGCAAGACGGTGCTATTAATTTAACGTCTCTAATTAGTTTGGTTATTCTTTTATCCATGCCTTAGTTCTTTCTGCGTCATCATCTATTAGTATACTATTAAAAACTATAGCTTTATATTTATCTTCAATCCATTTTGTTACTCTGATTTGATACTCCGCTCTATTGCCAGCAACACCAACTGGCATTGTACCATAATTACTATCATAAACCCAAAGTATACCTTTGTGCTCAAAAACGCATATTGCATGTCCTCTGTATTTAGGTATAGAAACCGTATACTCTATTAAACTTTTATCAAAGATAACTGATACATTATTTAGTTCATCTGTATAATGAAATTGAAAAGCAAAAATCTGCGCCCATGTATTTTCTTGAGATAATATATAATTAGCATTAGAAGCAAAAGCTACAGAATCAACGAAACAAGAGTTTGGAAGTTTAGATATACTATGAGTTCTTGCTAAATTGAATCCTATATTTAATGAATAATAGGCTATCGCCCCATTTATCAAAAGCACTAATGTTAGTTTACTTTTCCATCCAAACCAAGCGAAGAATCTTTTAATTCTATTCACTATTTGGTATAGATTACACTATGGAGATTATGTTCAATTTATATTGTTTGGTTTTGACCGATTTGAAAGTAAAACGTTGAATCTATCAAAAAGATATTATTGTGGATTCATTGTTCTAGCAGGGGTAAGAATTAGATTCTCAGAGTTAGAAAGTATGACCCGATGGTAGGGTAGGGTGGACAGAATCGTAGCCTTTTTGGATGGGTCAGAATTGTGTTCTACGCAAAAAGTGGTAGTGGTCAGATTTTGTGGATTTTTGACAGAAAATAAGCTGACGAGCTCGCTGAGAATTCTAATATCCGAACCCTCGCAATCTATGGACACAAAGTCGTACGGACCAGGGTATTTTTCCAGCAACCCACCCACCGTCATCATTCTGACCCTGATAGGCTTAAATCCATCCCGGTTTCCTCCAGGACCGCCACCCCACCGATTCATTTCATCCTGAATAGCTGTAGATATTAGTGTATTGGTGTTTTGATAAAACTCCACTTCGCCTTCCTCTCCCCCAATCGCCGCATTAACCAAACCATAGCCCGAAGGGTATAAGGAAGACAGCTTGGCAAAAGGTTCAGGACAGGGCTCCACCAGCACCCCAGACCACCCAAGCAAAGCAAGGGCTCTGGTGTTGGACAGGGCAACCCCGTCATTGGCTCCTATATCCAAAAACCTTCCAATCCTACCCCCAAAGTAGGATAGGATGACCTCTTCCTCGTTGTTTTGGGAGTAGCTCAACTTTGTAGGTCGTGGCTTGCGGTTCTTCCACCAAGGCATACGCGTTATTCCGTCCATATATTTATATTCGTCTAGATTTTAAAAGATGATCAGAAAAGCCACGTAACATTGAAAAGGGTTAGAGTGGGCGGGCCAACGACAGGGTCAGGGTTATAAGTTACTGTAACGCCTATGAAAATGTTGGCTTCTGGCACAAATCCTACGCTAAAATCATAGCTTGGAATTATATCTGGCAGTCTAATACCACCGCCAATACCTATGGTCAGAGG